GTTTAACTTTAGATGCCGCAAGTTCAGTTAATGAGATCATGTTTTTCTCTATAATCCTTTATGGCTGCTTGAATTGCATCTTCTGCTAGGATAGAACAATGTATTTTAACCGGAGGGAGCGCAAGCTCTGTTGCAATCTCACTATTCTTAATTTGTCCTGCTTGGTCAAGTGTTTTGCCCTTAAGCCACTCAGTGACCAGTGAACTACTCGCAATAGCACTTCCGCAACCATAAGTTTTAAACTTAGCGTCTTCAATAATACCATGGTCATTTACCTTAATTTGTAATTTCATTACGTCGCCGCAGGCCGGGGCTCCCACCATACCAGTACCAATGTTAGCATCAGTTTTATCAAAGCTACCAACGTTGCGAGGATTTTCGTAATGATCTATAACTTTGTCGCTATATGCCATTATTTCTTCCTTCTAACGTGACTGCCCTTTACCTGAACAGTCTTAGTTGTAGTCCCACCCTTGTACTTTTTAGTTACAGTACGAGTGTGGGGCTTTCGATTGTGTGGTTTAACAGATTTACGTGTAGTTGCCATAAAATTGTTCCCTTAAATGTGAACAATTATATTTATCGTTATTTTCCAGCAGATTCTTTACGAGCGTTCTTAACTGCTGTTACATCGTTACGTACTTCTTTACAGAGTTTGGCTAATTCTATTTGTTGCCATAATAAATCTCCTTGTCTATTAATTATTATTGCTCTTTTATTAGAAACGCAAAACTGGTTAAACTCCAGTTATACGTTCATAAATTTCTTTCCAATTTTTTACACGGGGTATATTTGAATTTTGAAAATCCATATTATGTCCGTGTTCCATAAGTAGTGGTTTGAGACCTACATTTAGGCCCACTTCACAATTAACTATTTTGTCTTCAATCCACCATAAGCCTGTACCTTCATATTTTTTAAGCACATCATCTTTATCAGCACCAGTATCTAAAAATATAAATTTTTCAAATGCAGTTTTTCCAAAAAGTTTTTGCAAATTCATTTTGCGTAACTCTTGTGCATTTTCATCTTTACTTAGGCTTGTGATACAGTGAAAAATATAGCCATGTTCTTCATGTAATCTCTTAACATAAAACATGGCATCACGTAGTGGAGGCAAAAATCCAATTGCGGCACTTTCATTAAAAATTTTAATTAATTTTCGTCCTTGTTCAGGATCAATGCCGTATCTTTTGCCTATATTATATTTGAACTCGCCGCCTTCAACTTTGTTAAAACCGTGAGTTTGTAGATAAATGTCAAATGCATATTCCCAATCTAGGAGTACACCATCTGCATCAGTCAAAATAATCTTTTTCTTCATGCCTTAAGCATAACAATTATTTTTTGATAAGTCAAATTAATTGGCAAATACGTTTGGAGATCCGGAAGTAATAGATCCTGAGTCAGCAGAATCACCTATTCTTCCAATTGCTTTGCTATTTACGAATACATTGCCAGACCCCACATTTATCACAGCAGTGTGTGTGACTGAGCAGCCACGACCTGTTAGTCTGTGAACCACAGTGGGGTCACCTTGCCTTTCTATTCCTATGTTATTTGCAAACACATTACTAGAAGGCCCAGTCAAAGTTGTAGTTCCATCGCAACCGTGTCCTGTTGCAATTGAATCTCCAATTCTAGCGACTGCTGGCATTATGCTAATTTAATTCCTGTTGTTGCTTGGATAAACTGATCAGCAAATCCTTTATCTGTTGCTTCTGCTACTGCTACAACATTTTTAAGGATTTTAATTTCCTTATCAGGACTAACAGTAAACAAGTATGGCATCAGTGCAGGCCCGTTTGGTCCCATTCCAACTACCATTGGACGATGTATTTTATAAAACAACGGCCCATCTTCTATCAATTTACCAATTAATTCTTCACCGCTTGTAAGTTTGAAAGTGATTACTTCACCTTCTGATACGCCTTTATCAATTAACATTTTTATCCTTTTAAGTGCTGTCTAAGTTCTGTAAATCCGCCTATTAATTTATCGTCTAAAAAAATCTGTGGGACAGTTCTGGCTGTGGGTACTGCTTCTAGTAAATCTTCTCTAGTAAATCCATCACCAATTTTACGTTCTTCAAATTCAATTCCTTTTTGTTTTAACAAGGCTTTAGCCTGGTCACAAAATGGACAATTATACTTACTCCAAACTATTGCTTTCATTTTATTCTCTTTCTTAAATGCTAGGAAGTTCGTCGTAGTCTAGTTCATCACTCATAACACCAATAACATAATTGGTTGATTCGCTTTCTTGCAACGCAGTTTGTTTCTTACTTGTGTCACTATGTTTATTAAACCAAGGGATAGGTGTAGTTTTAGGAGCATGTTCCCAATACTTAATACCAATCTGTTTAAGCGCATCAAACGCAGTAAAGTCAACAAAGTCTTTTAGAATGTTGGCGTTAAGACCAATCACAGGACCTAATTTAAACAAGTAATCTGCCCAACCCTTTTCTTCTGCAATAACATCTTTATAAATTTGAATGACTTCGTTTTGACACTCTTGTGCAATCTTAGCAAAACGAGGATCTTCCTTAACTACTTGGTTAATTATATAGGCTGTCCAGCCTTTATGCAATAGCTCATCTTGTAATATTAAACTAATAATGTTACCGTTTCCAATAAAGATTTTATTTTCAACCATTGCTAGACTTGTAGCAAAACTAACCATAAAGCGGAATGCTTCTAATGCATAGCTGGCATGTAAGGCCAAGTATATAGCTCTGATGTGTTCTTCTTCAGTAACCTTTTCGCCTAGCTCTTTACGACAATTAATTAAGTGTAGTCGGTCATAGTAACCTCCAACACTTGAGGCCATGTCCACAATTTCTTGTGTATCATGTATAGTATTAAACACCTCTTTAGGCACATTGTAAATATTGCGAATGATGTGGCTGTAACTGCGACTATGAATGTTTGTTTCAAAAAATGTCCAATTATAAACTAAAGATTCTAATTCAGGTAAACTAACTACAGGCGTAAAAATTTGACTTGGGCCGCGGCCTTGCAAACTATCTAACGCTGTTTGACGTAGTAAGTTACTGGTAAAAATATGTTTAACTGCATCACTTGCATCTTTAAAATCATTTGCGTCTTTACTGAGACTTATTTCTTCAGGCACCCAATAAAAGCCACGTGCAGTAGTTTCAAAATCTACGATCTTTTTATATTTTACTTCTTCAAAACGTTGTATAGTAACAGGCCCAGCAGGGTCAAGAAACATTTTACGATTTAGATAGTCTGTCTTTGTTTTTAAATTATATTGTTGTTTACTCATTTATAGTTTCCTGATGCAAGCACAATCTTGCAAATATGTTCTAACATTATAGTTTACATGCCTCGCAGTCTTCATCCTCAAATACAACTTCTTGTACTTTAAATTCAGTTTCTGGATGATGTCCATTAGTTTTAATTTCTTCCTGTGCTTTAGACCCTTGCTTGTTTATTAAACTATAATAAAAAGTTTTGATTCCCCAACTGTGTGCTTGCATCAAATTTTTAGCAATAAGTGTAGTAGGAACTTTGCGTCCTGGATAATTTGCAGGATTATAAAATGTATTTGTGCTAATCGATTGATCAATGTAGGCTGCTAATACTGCCGCAGTTTTTAGATATCCAACACAATCTTTTTGTTCCCACATCAATTCGTATTTGTGTTTTAGTCTATGATACTCTGGAACTACTTGAGTAAATGACCCGGCTTTACTTTCTTTAGTTGAGATCAAGCTCATTGGCATTTCTATTCCATTAGTGCTATTAATAACAACACTACTAGACTCAACTGGAGCAATAGCCATAAGAGTAGCATTTCGTACACCATGTTGTTTCATCTCCTTACGTAGAGGCTCCCAATCTAATTCTGGTGTAAAGTTCGCTAATTCGTTTACACCATTAGAACGCAGTTCCCATGGGAATATTCCTTGTCCATATCTAGTCTTAGCACTGTCTACACAAGGCCCTCTTTCTTTAGCTAACTCTACAGTAGCTTCTGTTAGATAATATGCTTGATGTTCCATCCAAGATTTTACGTCTGCCAGTGCTTCTTTTTCACCATATTTGAATCCACGTTTGGCATGCCAGTAGGCTAAGTTAGTAACACCAATACCTAATGGTTGGATCTCGTCGTTACTTAATTTGCTTTGAATACTTAGGAAGTCTTGGTAATCAAGTATGTTACACAAGCTGCGCTGAAGAACACGACAAGCCCTACGCATATCCTCGGGATTACGGAATGCTCCCCAGTTG